GTGCGGTCCGGCGTGGAGAATTTTAACCATGTCACAGTGGCTCAATATCTTGCTGCTTATGACATTGTTTTCACCATGCCAGACAAGAGTGGGAATCCAATCCCTTTCTTAACAGACGAATCTGCCGACTTTCTTAAACGACACAATAAGTATTTGCCCGAATTGGGCACTTACTTTGGAGCCCTAGATGAGAAGTCCATTTTCAAGAGTTTGCATTGTGTGCTAAAATCTAGCGCCGTCACTGTAGAACAGCAGTGTATGCAAAATATTGATACTGCCTTGCGAGAGTGGTTTTTCCACGGAAAAGCGATCTATGAAGCTCGAAGAGCTGAGATGCAAACCGTGGCCACTCGCGCCAACATTTCTCATGGATGCACCATGCTCTCTGTCACGTTTGCAGAGCAATGTGAGAAATGGAAAGACGCGTATATTGAAGATGAGTTCCGTGATTTCTTCAATATCTCGCAGGACGCGTAGGACAATAGTTTAGCCCCGTCTTGGAATGACGTTAAAAATTCCCGCCGGGGTGAGGCGTTAAACCACCCATATCCTGGAATGATGTAAAACTTGTCCCTCTGTCCGATTCCTCACTTGGACATTTAGCTAAAGAAAGGAATATTGTATTGGTTACCAACTATGATTGCGACTCGCTGTTTCAGCGATTATAGGATGGCTTGCAATATTGTCAAAACTCGAGAGAGTGTGGCTATTTAGTCACGGTACGTTTGACACGTACAAAGAACAGCACCGGGGATGTGGATTAAGTCGTCCGCATCACCCGTCATACCGACTTACCAACCGTTTTAACATACAACTCAACACCGAATCTGGTGATACAAAGTATCAGAATCTTACCTTTTCTGATGATACTACCTCATGGAATTATGAGGTTGTCAGTGAACCCGATGCGACATTCGGAGTTGCTGACTCAGATGATGCTTCTCTTGAGCATTTCTTCTCAAGACCGATCAAGATAACATCCTTGACGTGGGCGGTGGGAAGTGATTTGTTCTACGATTTCAATCCGTGGACACTTTATTTTTCTAACCCCCGAGTCATAAATAGAATTTCCAACTTCCATCTTTTACGATGTAATTTGAAGGTTAAATTTGTGATAAATGGCAATGGTTTTTATTTTGGTCGTGCAATTGCCTCTTATTGGCCATTGCGTGACATGGATAACCTAACTACCAATAGGAATTTCTTTCCCATTGATATTATAGGAGCTAGCCAG